GCCGTCGCCGGAGCCGGAGCCGTCGCCGTCGCCGGAGCCGGAGCCGTAGCCGTAGCCGTCGCCGTAGCCGTCGCCGGAGCCGGAGCCGGAGCCGTCGCCGTAGCCGTCGCCGTCGCCGTAGCCGTCGCCGGAGCCGGAGTGTTGTCCGTCATCGCCTACGTTTACGACTTGAGTTTTTTTGTCCATACGCCACCGTCACAGTCGATGATTGCGATTGTCGTTAGCAAATGGAATACGACTTTTCCTGCGGGATCAAGAACTGTATCTTGGGTCGGGCCATCTTTAAGTTGTGAAAGTCCTTTTGTCGTTCCCCATTTTCTGATGCAGAACGCTTGATTCAATTCGCACATCATCGTTTCGTTGTTCTGTGAAAAACGACCCACATAAACCCATCCTCGTTGAAGAATCACGATTTTTACATCTCCTTCGTATTTCTTTTCAGGAACGGAATCTTTCCTGATGTATTCCACTTCATCTATGGTTATTTTCTCTGGTGCGCTCATTTTCATCTCCTTTTTTTTGTTTTTTAAAATGTAATTTCCTGATCAGGAGCCAACGGCCCCCACTCGCTTTGTTTGACAGGAGCTTGGCCTTCGCCTTTCTTTTCTTCTGCGAACACGCTAATAAGCAATCCGGGGTGCATGTACAATTTTGCGTATTCTTTCCCGGCCTGTGAAGTGAAGATTTCCCCAATCCTTTTCCAAGATACTTTCTTCTCTCCGTTTTTCTCGTACTGTTCACCAACACACAAGAATCGTTTTGACATTACCGTATCCTTTCCGTGATTTCATCGAGTTGTTTGCAGAATGTTTCGAGTTCTTTTTGAAGCGCTTCGATAAACTTCTCGTCACGCTTGACCCTGACGATCATCGGTTTTAGCGACGGGTAATAACTGACGAAATCGTTCCACTTCCTGCCAGTAACAAGAAGCTGTCCCTGAGTCTGCTGAAAATATTCCGTTGGGAGCTTCCCGTCTAAAAGATATCCGACATGAGTTGCGCTGTTCGGGCATTTTATCTCAATGCACCCGTCCTCGCCTACGAGTCCATCGGGGGATGCCGCGAACAGCTTTTTCTCGTCAAGAAAACCAAGTCCGCAAAACTCTACCTTGCAATCATTCGCAAGCTCGTAAAGTTCACGCGCTTCCGATTCCATCTCAATTCCTCGAAGCATGGCTTGGTTTTGGTACGTTTCCTCACGGACTCCGCTGATACGCTCTGCCGCTAACTGGTACATATATTTCTGCGCTTGTTTCGACGGCTCTCCTTTCGTGGTGATAATTTTATCGAAATTTGAAGCGGTTGGGATGCCTAAACGAGCCTTGAACCACTCGGGACTTTGTTGGTCTGCCTTTATCTCTATCATTTCTTGGCCCCTTTCGATTTCAGAGCGTTGACAGCCTTCTGGAACTGACTCTGCCGAATTTCTTCTAGGGATTCGACCTTGAGATAGGTCAAAAACTTCTTTTCGTCCGCTTCAACGGCAAGCATCTGATCGCGGAGTGTGGATAGCTGCGCCTCTGTGATGGGATCATCGTTGCTAGTCCCTGCGGAGTTTCCGTCATCGTCCATTGTCGCAATGTTCCAAATCATGCACATCAGATAACGCCTAGCGTAGGACGTTGACGAAGCTTTCCCGTGTATCTTCGTCATGTTGGCGTTGCCTTGGATGCCTTTTCCGTCAAGGGGTACGTCGTAGTGATAAGTTTCCTTGTGTCCGAGGTTGTGGAGAACGTCCGCGCATATTCTGACGTGTTCCGGCTTGTCGGTATCCCCTTCGTAGAAAATAACCGAAAAACCTTCCTTGGTGTAAATCGGACGGGATGCTTCGATAACTCCTTCGAGGTTGGCGTACTTGCTTCTGGTTTGCGGGTTCGTGGAGTTTCTGATAACTGCTTTGATGTTCTCTTGGACGTTTGCGAAAGCTTGCGAAAATGCTTTCCTCGCCTCGTTCGCTTCATACTTTACTTGAAGCTCTAGCATGGAATGAAGCTCCGCTAGACTTGCTCCTTTTTCTACTGCCATCCTTATCATTTCGGCGGGCGAGTTATCGGCGGCCTTTACTTCCGTTTTCTTAACTTTTTCGAGTTCCATTTTATTCTCCCTTTGGTTGTTTTTTCTTCTTTGGCTCGTAGTAAGACGGGTGATCTAAGCCCATCTTTAATTCTTCTTGCAAAAGCTCCATTGGGTATTTCATTTTCCTTTCCTGTCCGCAATAATTCTTTCCAAGTCCGAACGGAAAATAACCCGACTTGAAAAGACTTTCTTGCTATTGATTTTTCCAAGACCGATGAGAGTCCTAATCCAGATTTCACTAAACGTCACCCCATTTAATTCTAAAAACTCTTTCGCTTCCGAAACGCTAAGAAACTTTGCCGCAGCTTCCATATTAAAACCCCCTTTTTGTATTGAAATTATACATTATAGTTTTTGTTTTTCAAGCTCTTTTTCGTGGTATTTTTTGAGGAAATCTTGGGTTTCTTTTGGAAGGTCTTTATAAGCTCCGCTTTTTTCGTTCCATTTCCTCCAATTATTCGGGCCCCAATTCCAACTTATCAAAACGTCATCAACCCATTCAGGATTCATGACACCATCATAATGATTTATGGTATATTTGTGGAGCCAGGATAAATAATAGTTTGCAATAAACTTATTTACTTTTGGATCAAAAAGCTTCTCCGGCGTGAATTTATCTTTATCGAGCCAATCTGTTGCATTCATAAACTGAGGTCTAGCATCATCAGATAAATATTGCTTTAAAACGATTTCGCTTATCTGATATGTTCCTCTCCCATATTTACAACCACGATAAGAACACGCATTCGGGTTATTCGAGGACTCGATCTCGGCCAGTATCTTCATGTTTATTGGATGTGCAAACGCCTGGGAGCAAAGACCGAGGCAGAGGATAAAGCCTAAAAGCGTCTTGCCCTTTGACGGCATGGACTGGATGTCCAGCCGGATAGTTGTCTTTAAACACATCTCCATCCGCTCCAAAAAGTTTTTTGAGCATCTTGTAAACTTATGGAAACGTCCTTTTGCACACTCCAAAGCAAATTCTTTACAAGCTTTCTTGTTTATCAAACTTTTCATTTGTCCCTCCGTTCTGTCTCATAAGACGCTTTGAGCATCGAAAGAGCTTCTTTGACGTGATCGCCTTCCAACATCGAAATAGCTGTCCGTACCGCGCTCCGAAGAAAGCCGACCTTGTAAGCGTCTGACTTGCGCATGTTCACTAAGAGCTTGTCCCGATCCAAGTCGTCCGCATCTTTTATTTCTTCATCCTCGCCCGCATTTAATAAATGATCGTTCCATCCCATGTTAAACCCCCTCTTTTACGAGCGTTAAATCCTCTGCTCTTAGCCCGTCCTTAATGTGCGTCAAAAACTGCTGTCCGTTCTGCCGATGCTTCCTTCCGATTTCGTACATATCCACTCCCGTATATTTTCGGGTGACTTCGTAACATTCGCCATGATACAAAACTTTGTCTCCAACATGGATTGTCATATTGCCTCCAACTTGTTTTGTATTACCGTATCGGCTGTTCATGTCTAATACTTTATACTATATAATTAGTAATGTCAACACCCAGTCAAAATATATTTATACTTTATATCTTGTATATAATAAATATCGAATATGATTTTAGTTAAAATAGTTATTTACTACGGTATTATTAAAATGTTATAATTGAGTTATAGGTAATTGATATGAAAAAATATATCTCTGGATATTGTTAGATCATGCAAGTCTCGCTGATACGATGGTTTCTTCAGCACGAGATTAGAATTGCTATCGAAACAGCCGGGGAATATTTTAAAAAAGAATTTAATGAGCCACGTTGCAAGTGTTTGCGTCTTGGAAATTATAATAATATTTCGGACGCATTCGACATGGAAGCGGATGATGTGATTTCGCTTGGAAGAGTGGAACGGAAGTTTTAGTAACCAGAATCGTCAAGGCCTGACGTTCTGGAGTTTAAAATAGTTAGATGGGGCGATGGGGCGTTTGACCTCCCGGTTATCGTTCCTAGCCCCACCTAACATAATCGGGAGGATTCACAAGTGAGGTATCACACGGTGATTAGTTCAATTTGGGAAGATGATAAGTTCAAGCCACTTACTCCATTCGAGAAAGTGGTTTTTTTGTATCTATCGACTAACCTTAGATGCCCAGTGTCAGGCGTTTATAAGGTTAGTCTAGAAACCATAGGATTTGAGGTAAACATTCCTAAAGTTGAAGAGCTTATGAATTCCTTGGTAGAGAAGGGGTTAATCTCTTACGATGTGAAAAGGAATTGCTTATGGGTTCGCGGGAAGATTAAAAATAGTAAAATAAACTTCAAGAATTACGCCGCAGTTAAGTCCATAGCAAATGATCTTGAAGAGGCTAAAGGATGCGTATGGTATTCTTCATTCTTCGACAAGTACCCTCAGTTTATTGATATTGCTGTAGAGCTAGAGGCTATGAAGAGAATACACTACGAAAAGAAACAGCTTACTGCTTTGTAGGTTGTAGGCTGTTTGATGCTTGTTGTTGGTTGTTTGTTGTAATGAGGGCCATGTGGGGGCCATGTGGGGGCCATAAGTTTAAGGATGATATACGTAGAATGAACAGAATCGTACTCCAAAGCCAAAAAGAGCTACTGAGAGAGGATATCTTGATTTATTCTTTGGTGATGGCCTTTGATCTAGCGTACGACTATTTTGCAAACATTCTCATGTCGTTCAACATCTTAAATCTTCCACACGAGCCAGCGGGCCACGCTTACGGGTTCGGGGTATTCCAGATTCTAGTGTTGGTGTTCTGTCTTGCGCAGGTGATTAGGAAGTTTAAACAGGTGAGGTATCTTTCATAAATGGCTTATCCTAAAAAGGTTAACGCTTCAAATAAGGCGAATCAGCAAAGGGCTATAGATGCTCATGCTGGATTCGTTTCTTTTGTTGTTGGGAAGGTAAAAAAAGTTGGTATTGAGAAAGTTCTAAAATCCTCAAAGGATGCAAGTGAAGATTCTGAAAACTATTACTGGCTTAAAAAGTCTTATGAAAAAGTGCTTGCGTTTGCTGAAGAGGTTCAGATAAAAGCCATGCCAACGAAGGTATCGGGTGAGGACGAGGACGGAAACGCGATTCCTTTGGTGCTTTATCTCCCAGAGGTAAAAGGTGAAGCATGAGCAATGGATGCCGCATCCGTGCCAAGAGACATTCCATCAGCTTAATTGCTATGAGGCTATGTTTGGAGGTTCCAAGGGCGGTGGAAAGACTGAGACGCTTCTCAGAGAATCTTTACGGCAGATTTCAAACCCTAATTACAGGGGCGTTATTTTTAGAAGGACATTCCCAAGGCTCGGAGAAATCATTGACCGTTCTTTCAAATACTTCAAAAGGCTCAAGCTCACATACTCAGCAAAAGACATTCAGCTCGGGCTTCCGGCTTGGACAGCTCCTTCAGGAGCAAAGATTGCTTTTGGACACGTTCAGCATGAGCAGGACAAGTATTCATACCAAGGTAAAGAGTTTCATTACCTCGGGTTTGACCAGGTTGAAGAGTTTACTGAAACGCAGTATCTATTCCTCATGGCGCAGAATAGAACCTCAGACCCAACGATTCGTTGTTATATCAGGTCAACGGCAAACCCCGGAGGTATCGGGCATGGGTGGGTCAAGAAGCGGTTTATCGACTCTCTTGTCCCAAACAAAATCAAATATTTTAAGCGAGTCCTCGATGATGATATCGAAGTTCAAAAGTCTGACACTCAAGGCATTAGCCGTTGTTTCGTTCCTGCATCAATTTGGGATAATCCAAGCCTTATTAAAGCTGACCCGAACTATATCCGAAGGCTTGAACAGCTTCCAGAAGAGGACAAGAAAGCTCTTCTATACGGTGACTGGAACGTATTCAAAGGCCAGTATTTCACGATGTGGCGAAACTCAGTTCATGTCCAAGATAAGCCGATTGTTCCTCAGTATCGAAAATTCCTTTCGCTTGATTATGGGTACGCTAACCCCTCAAGCGTTGGTTGGTGGCAGGTAGATTATGACGGAAACTTGCACAGATACCGTGAGCTATACAAAGAGCAACTTGACTATGAAAAACTCGCGCAACTCGTTAGAGAAAAAACACCAAGCGACGAGAGAATTGATTATTGTGTTGCAGACCCAGCGATATGGGGAGACAAAACCCATCACAAGTCCGATGGATTTGATGGGGAGTCAGGGGCAGAGACAATGCAGAGAGTTTGGGGAGGATTCGCAGGGCTTATCAAGGGAGATAATGACAGACTTATCGGATGGGGTCGTATGCGAATTATGCTCAAACATAGCCCAGAAGAGGCTCCAAAGATTACTTGTTCTCCTGACTGCAAGGATTCTATTAGAACAATCCCTAACCTTATCCATGACGAGGTCAGAGTTGAAGACCTTAACACCGATGGGGAAGACCATGCCGCTGACGAGTGGAGGCTTGCTGTTATGAGTCGAACTACAGCTAGCATGAAGGATAAGCCAAGAAGCGTTGATAGAGCCATGCCGTTAGCTGGGGAACTTCTTGAGACAGCTCCGAAGGACTCATTCAAGGAGTGGATGCGATGAAGATAGCTGTATTTCTCAGCTTCGTTCTCGGGGTAGCTGTGGCTCTCACAATAGCCAACGAGACTGATAAGGGACTCCCTAAAGCCATTACGATTGAGAGGGGCGGGAAAGCCGTTGGATTTGCTGATATGAAAGTTGAAGACGCAAAATATATTACTATCAAAGACGGAGATAACCCTGGCATATTCTTGGGATTCCCTATCTACAAGGAGAAATATTCTTGAACAAGAAAGAGTTCGAGAGATTCGTGAGCAAGTACGGCTACGGAGTCCCAGGAGTTGATTACAGCTATGAGTAGCGAGAAATTCACGATTCATTACTGGGCGGCAAAACTTCTTCACGCGATGATTAGGAGTTCTTTACTGTTCTGGTCTGTGTTTGTTCTTGGGTCTGCGCTTCTTGCTGGCGGCCTTTGCTTCTTAGTGGCGAGTTTTCTCTGCCATGCTTAAATATTTCTGGGTTTACAAGGATAACCCATTTAAATATTTCGGCTATGCGAATGGAAGAAAGCTTAAATACGGGGCGCAGAGTTCATTGAGCTTGATGTTTATAAGGCTCAGACGGTTTATCACTTTAAAGCTTAAGATATGTGATAGTTGTTTGAATAAGGTCAGCAAGAAGTTCGTTATCGAAGGCGGAAGATTGTTGTGCCTGAAGCACACTCTTGGAGAATAGCATGGAAGAATTGAAGAACGACAGAGAAGCGTTGGCCAAGTCTTGGGGCAAGAGAATCGTCACGGCTAGGGCCACGCATAAGAAATATGTCGTGGACTGGTTCGAAAAGGTGAATAAGGAATACTCTGGCGATTTTGATTCTAATTCAGACACCGGGGAACGCTACGAGCAAGTCTGCCAAGTGATTCATTCCGTTGAAGAGACTGTCCAACCTCATCTGATGTTCACATCCCCGAACTTTGTCGTTAAGGGCAAGCAAGCGGCTTGGGAGAAACGCGAGGCTCTCGTAGAAGCTGTCGTCAATCACGAGTATCGGGATATCCTTCCTTCCGGGCGCAAGCTTGAGTATGAGAACGAACTTGCCCTCATTGACGCAAGATTGCTTCCTTACGGGGTCACGAAGACTTCCTACCTTGTGAGTGGTGAGCTAGTTGAGGAACCTCAGGAAGAGCTTGGGTTGATGGATAAAGCTAAGAATTTCTTCACTGGCGAGAAACCTAAGAAGAAATTCAGGCCCGTTATCACGGAAGAGAAAGGCCATGTCACAGAAAGGCTTGACCCGCTGAAGGTATTTCTAGACCCTATGGCTAAGAACCTTAGCCGAAGCAAGTTCATCATCGAGGAAATCGATGCGCAGAAAGAGGATTTTCTGAGCGCTAGGTACGAGCAGGATAAAGTCGAGAAGATGAAGCCTAACGTTGTTCTGAATGGCACGAAGGCCACGGAATACAAGAACATGGATAAGTTCTTCGATGAGAACCCTGATGATTCTGGTTATCGAATCTATGAAATCCATGATTTAGACCAAAGGCTTGTCCATACTTATTCCGAGGAACTGAAGGATTTCATCGAATTTGGGAGTGAGTATCCCATCGCAGAAGGAAGTCAATACTCGTTCCTCTGGTTCAATGACGCGCCGAATTGTCCTTATCCGGTTCCGCCGCTAAAGTACTACCGCAAGAGAGCCTTGGAGTTTTCTTACATTTATAGCCAAGTCTCCAAGCAGATTGATAAATTCCTTCCTAAGATTGGCGTAGATTCTACAAAGCTTGGCCCGGCTGATAAAGAGCGTTTGAAGCTTGGAGGATTGGCGGCAATATTCGAGACCATCGGAGCCCCTGCTAACGCAGTCCAGCAGTTCAATTTCGCTGTGCAGAAGGAATTGTTCACTTATATGGGCATGATCAAAGAGATGCTTAACCTTGAGTCAGGGGTGAATGACTATGAGATGTCTTCGCCTGAGCAACGCAAGGCCAAGGAAGCCGGGATGATTGAGCAAGGGACATCGACGAGGAGATTCAAGCCTAAGAATAGGGTGAAGTCTTTTATTCTTAATCAGGCGAATACAATTCTGCAGACCCTTCAAGAAAATCAATCCGTTGAGAAGTTCGTTAAGGTTCTTGGAGAGAAAGACGCCATGGAATGGTTCTCCGACCCAGAGACTGGGAAATCCTCTTGGACTAAAGACCAGATTGCAGGAAGTTATGCTTTGGATATGGACGTTGAGCAAGCCACTCCGATTGATTCAGCGCTGAAGAAACGGCAAAGGATGGAGCAGATGCAGACGGTTATGAATCCTCAGATTCGGGATACTCTCATGCAGGAAGGGAAGAAGTTAAAGATTGCTCCTGTCTTCGAAAAGTTCGTGAAAGAGGATTTAGGAATCGGGGATAGGCAGTCCATCATCGAGGATATTACGATCCTCACTCCCGAGCAGGAGCTTCAGAGAATGTTGTACGGTCAAAAGTTGAAGGTTCAGCAAGGCGAGAACCTAGAGGAGCATCTTCAGGGGCACATGGCTACACTAAACGCGCCGTTATTCAAGTCCATGCCTCCCGAGGTTCAGCAGATGCTTATGGGACACGTTGAAGAGACTCAGCAAGCTCTGATGCAGAAGAAATCCAAGGAGACGGCTCCTAAGACTTCGCAGAAACCTGCGGCTCCGTCAACGACCGAGAACAACGCTATCATGGGACAAGGAATGGAGCCTAGGCAATGAGGATTGACTGGGATTTTAGCTATGAGTGGAAGTTGGTGCTAGTCGCATCAGTCGTTTTGTTGGGACTAGCGTTCTTATCTGGAGGTTGTTCTAAAGGCTCTGATTGTCCTCCCGGATATATTAAGCTAGATGGAAAGTGTTATGAGATGGGCGCGAAGTATTCTAAGAATCTATCGTTTGAGGCGAAAGTATGAAGCATCAACTTGTCGGGGCTGGAAAAGGTTGCGCTGCTAGAGAAGTTGATAAAGCCCGGTATGACGCGAACTACGAAGCAATCTTTGGAACGTTTAAACCGAGATTCTCTGGAGACCTCTCGAAGACCGTGATTCATGACAAAGCTTCTACCCTTGACAATAAAAACAGTTCTATTTCCGTAATGATGAAGGACCGAACGATGGTTCGCATGATTCGGGAAGGAAAGGCTAACGATCGCGGCCTTAAACGCGAAGCGGAACGAATCGAGCGCGAGAATAGCAATCGCCCTAAAGAATCGTTTCGTCAACAGCAACAACTGAAGCTCATGCAATTAAAAGCAGAGCTACGAAGGAGTCAGCGATGAGTAAGATCGACCCAGAAATGCTCGATCAGATTGGTTCAGCCAGTGGGATAGAATACAAGAAAGACAATCACGGGAATATCCTCGCAGTAAAAGGGCCGTGGCTTCCGGATTGGTTTGATAATTATACGGAGTGCCTCCGCGAGAACCAGAACGCCAGGAGAATCCAACTATTACAGAAGGCCGGAAAGAATCCCAACGGACAGACCAAGGAAGTGGCCAAAGCCTTTGAGGATAGGAAGAAGATTCAACTTATCCGTAAAGAGAGGGCCGAGACCGCGCTGCTCGCTTCACAAAAGTTCGAAGGAGGGAATTAACATGGCTAAGGTAGATATCAAGGCACTAGAAACTAAGGATAAGGAACAGAATGCGAAGATTCTTCTTACTGAAATCCAAGAGAAGGTCTTAGCCGGAGTTAAAGTATTTAAAGGCCCATTGCTTGAGGATTGGTTCGACGATTACGGGGAATGTATCCTTGCTAATAGCGAAGCCAAGCGTCAGAAAGAGTACAAGAAGTCGGGGCTTGACACTTTTGGAAGGACGAAAGAGCTTGTTGCCTTGTCTTCCAAGAAATCGGAGCTTCTTGCTAAGAAAGCAAACTTTCTTGAAGAGGTTAAGAAAATCGACTCTAAAATCCATAAGTTGAGGGCCGAGGACTTCAAGAAAGCGGAACCGAAGAAGGAAGTCAAGAAATGATTCTTGATATGAGCGGTAAGCAATTGAGGCGCGAGCCAATTGAAGGAGAGAAGCCCGGCATCGGGACGAAGTTCCTCATCAATGGTCATGCCTTCAGGATCGTTTATGTCAAGCACGGGAAGAACAAGGAATACGAGAGGTTCACTGCGGAGTTAGTGAAATGAACGACATAATCCGACACATTGTTGGGCTGATTAAAGCGATTGATAAAATCGTCCCAAACTTCAAGAGCCAGATTATGAGGGCGTTACAAGAGTTTTAGGTTTTCTTGGTAATACCACACAACCAAACAAAGGAGATTCAAAATGAGCGAAAAATGGAACGAAATCCGAAAGACTGGAATCCTCGTCTTTCTGCTTTCTCTCCCGGTAATGATTTGGAGAAGCGGAAAAATCGGAAGGATTTTAACTATTTTTTCAACAACCTTAATTCTTCTATGGGTGGTTGGGAAGACAAGCGATACCGTTATCAACCAAGTCATTAACAAATGGGAGATTCGCCATGAATCCAATAGAGTTTTTGCAGAGATTGCTAAAGCAAAAGAAGCTGTCAATTCCGTTGCTGTGTCTGTTGGCCTTGCTGATATGCGTCTTCGGAATAGATTGGAAGAGAAAAGCAATTCTTATTTTGGAGAAATTAAAGAACGCTATTCCAAAATGGAAGACTCAATTAAGCAGCTTGAATCTGGACTCGCTATTGTCTCCGAAGCGGAGAGCGGAGCTCTCAAAGAGCGAATCATCGAGCTGAAAGAAAGAATTGTTGTCGGCGGCGGGAACCCTAACGGAAAGAGCGAGAGACTAGAATTTGAAAAGATTATAAAGAATCTCTCGTTACTAACGGACGATGAAAAAGTCCGCTTCAAAAAAGATTTAAAAGACGCAGGATTTTTCATCGAGAGAGCAAAGCCGATGGTTCAATCTTTTTCTGGCGGGTTTGCTCAGACTAGCATGGACGCCACTTCGGTAATGTTTTTAAATCGCAGAGCAGTGTATTTAGAAGATTCAGATTCTGGATTTTAACAAGAACAAGTTTTAAGGTCTTCCGCTTCAAGAAACATTGAGGCGTTCAGGCTGAGGTCAAGAGAAGGATTATCTTTCTCTAGGCTTCAGCCTTTTTTATTGCACCAACCCGAAATATTCGGAGCGTGCAACTGTAGTGAATCGTGACCAACCAACGGTGTCACAAAGGAGGTAGTAAATGGAACCAAAAAACGACCCAAACGAGGTAGTGGAAGTCCCGCAAGGGCAACAACCTGCCGACGAGGGTAACGGTGAAGGTTCGGGGAAACCAGATGCTGGTTCTCCAACGGATTTCGTAGAGATCAAAGGTGTGAAGATTCCTTCTAGCGAGTTTGAAAACCTCGCCAAGGAGAAATACAAAGACCGCTTTGAAGCCTTCGAGAACCGCGAGAAATGGCAGAAGGAGAATACCCAGAAAGCACAAGCAATAGCTGAAGACACACGGATAGCTGAACACTACCGTCGTCTATCTGCCGACCCTCGATTTCAGGAATTCATGAATCAAGGGGCAAGACCTCGTAATGATTTCGAGGCGCAGAGGCAGGCGTATGTTGCTAAGAAGCAGAAGGCGTTTCCTGATGTCGACCCTCGGTTCTTCGAGAGTCAGTTTGAGGATATCTACGAAATGTCTGGGGCCAGAGCGCAGAGTCAGTTGACCCCGATTCTTCAGCAACAGTCTGAGAACTGGGAAGCTCAATTCTTGAAAGAGCGTCCCATTATTCAGAAGGGGAGCGAACAGTATTTTAAACTCGCTCAACTGGTTGGGAAAGGGTACGACCCCGACCACGCCTACAACCTCGTCTATCAAGAGGAACTGCTCAATCAAAAGTTTGAGGAGCGGCAGAAGGCGAAGGAAGAAGAAGCGAAGAAGAAGCTTCAGCGTAAACCAATTTCATCGGCGTCCGGGGGCCAGAAACGAGCGACTTCTGACGAAGCGTTCGAGAAGGCTTGGGCGGCGCACGGTGACTAAAGAAGGAGTAGTATCATGGCAGATGTAAGCTTAATTGTCGCGACCACACTCGCGGATTGGGCTCCTGACATCGCGGACTCGGTATCCGACCGTAATGCTTTTATGGCCTACATGAAGACAAAGGACGGGGCTAATAAAGGCAAGGGTGGGTATCGTGAGCGCATGGTTGTTGTGGAAGGTGGTAATGAATTCCGCGAGACCGTGTTCTTCAATCTCAACTCGACGTTCAAAGGCTACGCAGATCGCGGAACCATTGACACGGCTGTTGGGAACCCGGTGAAAGAAGCGCAGTACGCGCACAAGATTGTCGCTGGCACAATCAATATTTCGTTGCTTGAGGAAGCTCAGAACACGACGAAATATCAAATCCATAATCTGAGCAAAGTGAAGCGTCAAGAAGCCGAGATTTCCATGGCTGAAGTGATGGGAGCGTCTGCATTGTCCGATGGTTCAACTGACCCGTTGATTCCTGGTGGCTTGCAGTATCTCATTCCTTCTAGCAACGGAACTGTTGGCACGATCGACGGCGCGGCGAATTCCGCTTGGCGTCCTGTAAGGGACACGACCGGAGTTTCTGCGTGGAACACATCTGACGAGGGTCTTATCGCTCTTGATAAGCTCTTCGAACAGTGCGTTCGTGGCTCCGAGAAGCCGGATGCTATCGTTACGACCGTAGCGGTCAAATCGCTCATCAACATCATGCAGATTAAGAACCACAATATCAACGTGGATCAGAATTCTGACATGGCGAAGTTGGGCTTTGACACCATCAAGTATCGTGGTGCGACCGTCATGGCTGATGATAACGTTCCGACTGGGTATCTGTACCTTGTGAACACCGCGTATACTCGGTTCCAGGTGTTGAGCAAGGGTAACTTCAAGATGACCGAGATGAAACAGCCGATTGGCGGCCTGTACAACTGCATGCAACTCTACGTGTTCTGCAATTTCACGTCGGGTGCGCTTCGGTTGAATGGGTTAATGTCGGCCATTACGGGCTAGGAAAGGACAAATAATATGAAGAAAATTCTACTCGTATTGCTTGCCCTTTCGCTCTCGTTCGGGCAGGTGTGTTTTGCTGACGTGCAGATTGACGCAGGTCAGTCGAAGGATGATAACGCGATCAAGTTCTTCGTCGCTCGGAACGGTCGGGAAGCTGTAATCTCCGCAGACCGAGTAGTGGTTTGGGACAGCACGTCGAAAGACGGTCTTACTGTCTCTACTACTACGACCTCCGGTGACCGCTTGGTTGCGGGTATTACTCTGGATTCAATCCCCGGCGTGTCTTCGGATTCTGTTACTGAAGATATGTCGAGCAACAACTGGGGGCGTGTTCAGACGTGGGGTTCGCATGATAACGTTCTTACGGCAGCGGGTGTTAATCTTGGGACTGCTGGTCTCAAGATGTGCACATCGGGCACTGCAGGAGCGGCGTCTGGGTGCGTGTCTTCGGATGCGTACACTGTTGGCGTGGCATTAGAAGCTGTTACTGGTGCCGTCGCAACTGTGGACATCATGGTTCAGGCGGATTAATGATATTTGTCCTTCCCCTTGGGTGATTTCACCCTTGGGGGAGGGCAAGTATTTAACGAGGTGACAAGTGGCAAAGAGAACATACGGTGCAAAAGCGAATCTGATAGCGGATAGATGTGACAAGTCTAGAAATGATACCACCTTCATAAATTTCGTGTTGGATTGCCTATATTTGACGTTGCAGGAAATTATTACTTCGGTTCCTTATGCAAGGTGGTTGCAGGACGAGATCAGTTTAACTACGGCTTCTGGGACTCAATATGTGGATATCTCAACAATTGACCCAGATAACATCATCGATGTCCGTGACGAGACGAATAACTTTTCTTCACGAAGAATTACTCCTGAAGAAGCGGGATTGATTGACCCAGGGCGCGACTTGACCGGTGATGAGTTCCTCTGGTGGATTCAGTATGTGAGCGGAGCCCCAAGGATTTATTTTATCAATAGACCCGACTCCATTGACACGTTGAAGGTCATCTGTGGAGCGCCTGTCACCGACCCTACGTCTGCGACGACCTCCGCACTTCCCGCGAAGTACGAGGCCATTGAGATTGACGGGGCCTTGGCGAAGGTGTGGGAGAGGATTGACCCTAATTCTCAGCTATCGAATAACTATTACAAGAGGTTCTTGGGCGGTTACAACGATGCAGGACAGGCGATAGGGTTATGCGCCATTATCCATGACGCTAAGAAAGCGCGAGGCCAGCAAGACTCTCTTGCCAGCCATAGACCAAGAACCGGAACAAGTGATTTCGGCCCTAGGTTCCCAGCGGACTTTGACATAAACCCATGAAGAGAATTCTATTCTGTTTATTAGTCGTTCTGGTTGCATCCGTGATGCTCTATATATCTATCCTAGACCTTGATAGAGGCGGGGATAAACGAGACCAGGAGCAGATGAAATCTTGGAGAATGCAAGCTGATGAATACGAAGCGAGCCTGAAGAAATGAACAAAGAGATAAAGTTCAAGGTTGATTGGCTGATGTGGTTCTTGATTCTTCTGCCTACGTTCTATATCGTCAATAAGGACTTGCGTCACGTCCAGATGAATTTCTTTCAGTTCTCGGTGATTCTGATGCTAGCCACTCTCCACGTGAATAGGTGGTTTGGGTTATTCTTAGCATGGGCGTCATTTCAGGTGCTATTCTTCACGGATGTTAACACTAAGAACGTCCTCTTGCAGAATATCTTCTTCGCAGGGGTGCTTTATCATTTTGTGGTGAAGTATGTCGGGGCTATGAGGAAGTACTTCTGGACGCTCTTTGGGATTCTTGCGGTGAATGTGGTTTGGTGCGGGTTTCAATATATGCAGTATGACCCGATTTTTCATCCTGCAAACCCTCAGTTTCAAACCATCTTCAGCGACCTGAGTGGATTCTTTGGGCTCCCGGCATTCCTCGGGAATTATGCGGCGGTGGTGTTGCCTCTTTGCGTTATTATCAGCCCATGGCTAGGGTTGGTGGCAATCCCCGCGCTAATCATATCCAAGTCGTCATTCTCTTTAGTAGCGGCTGGAGCAGGACTCCTATTCTTTCTCTGGTTCAGAAAGCGGTTATTCTTCTGGATTCTTCTCGGAGTGTTTCTTGTCGGCGGGTTGTTCTATGTTGCGAAGTACGATGCTCCCGGTGGTCAATTCTCTAGGAGGCTAAAAGTTTGGGACTTGGTGCTTCAGGAGAGTTTCAAGAAGCAATTCTTCGGGCATGGGCTTGGGTCTTATGGGACGAGCTACGCTTTTGTCGAAAGCACTAGGAATAACAAGGTTGCCATGGTTCGCTCTGACCCAGAGATGGCGGAGTTCGTCATAGCTCAGGCCGTGGAACTTAAAGTTGACGCTGTTGCGGAATACATTGCTTCTCAGAATGGGAAACCTTTGAACGCAAAGAAGATTAAGCAAGTCGCGAAGGATAACGGCCTCGCTCTAGAGAGTTGGATTCAGCCTCATAACGAGTTCTTGGGAGTGTTCTTTCATATGGGATTCGTTGGATTGTTCTTCCTCTTCGGATTCGTCTTTAATATCTTCAGGAGATTCTTTAGAGCCTCAAAGAAAGACCCTGAGCTTGTGGCTCTGTGCGGAGCGTTTCTGGCAATCCTAATAGTATCTTTCGCCCATTTCCCTTTTCAGGTAGCAAGGCTTGCAGGGCCATTCATCGTGATTATGGCAATGCTTGAGACTAAATTATTCAGGAGCGAAAGTGGACAGTCTTAGCAAGGCATTTATGAAAAGAAAAATAAGTTATGGAGAAACTCCAAATATTTGGCTTGAGAATAGAGGTAAGCAAGCAAAATGGAGACAGGACGAAGATTATCCTGCATATTTTATGAGCCCTGAAGATATAAATATGTTTCTTAATTCATCTGAAGCTGGTTCTGAGGATTTATATTTGAGAGGCTCTGAATCTCCATACTTGCTTAATTATTCTACATCAGCAGTAAATCCTGATGGGTTTGGAGCATTATTTCCGAATAAAAAACCAAAGAATAATTTAACACAGCTTTCTCCATATCAAGATTCTGAATCATATGCTCAGATGAGCCAAGAAGATAGAAAGTATGTTCCTGAAGCCATGTATCAGCATGAATTAGGTCATTTTTACGATCCAAGAATTAACCCTTCTAATCCAGATAATTTAATAGGAAAAGCCAGAGAAGAATATAAAAATATATATAAAGACCATGCGATGAAGAAATACGCTTCTAGAGAGGCTCCTGCTGTATTAGCAGAGAAAAGGTTCTGGGGATGGGAAGATTAATAATTATTTTTATGTTTTTTTGTTCTTCTAATTGCTTTGCATATGAGAATAGCAAAAATACTGATAATCTTATTAAAATTTACAAACACGAACAATTTTTAGATCATCCTGGCTATTCAACATTAGAGACGAAACTTTTTAGGAGCGAACAGAGTGCCTAAGCGAACAGAACGTTTCAATGATTTCAAGTACGGTGTCGTGAATGCCATAGAGCCTTCCGATATCCCGAAGGAAGCTGTCTATAAGAGCCAGAATTTATATTACAGAGAGAACCGATGGAGAAAAGTTCCTGGGCTTGGACAGCTGAATACTTCTAGCATGGGGGCATTCAACGTCCGAGGGCTTGGGAAAGTCCATGACTTGGTGTCTGGGAAGAAGTTGATGATGGCAGCTTGCGGAACGAACGTCTACAAACTCGTGGATGGAATCACTCCTACGTCAGTTTATAGCCAGCTCATCGAGGATGATATCGAGTTCCTAGAGTACCCGCCGTATATTTATTTCGGGTCACAGAAGAATCTCTGGCGAAGATACGATATGGGAGCAACCACTCAACCTGTCGGAGGGAACAAAGGCACAGCTGCTGACGCTCCTAGGAAGTTCTCAAAGATTATATTCAACGATTATTCTGGGAGGTTCTTTGGAATCGGTGACCCAGATAATCCAGATTACTTAAACTGGTCAGCTCATATTGATAACGAAGGAATAGAGAAATGGCCTGATGGGAATACACAGATTATTCCTTCTCGGTTCGGGGATGTTCCGCTTCATGCTGATTTATACGAAGGACGAATCACCATATTTAATAAGAATTCTATGTCCTCGGGGTCGGTATCCGGAGTCCCTGAGAGCTGGTCATTCCAGTCCGAAAAGACACAGACTGGGTATATCGCTCCGAGGACTATTAAGAGGTTTGGGAATTTCTTCTTTGGCCTTACTCCTGATTTCGAGGTGTATCAATGGCCTTTGGATAAGTTCGTCACTAAGGGCAGAGTGAAATTCAATATCAATCCCTACAAGGCGAAGTTCGCTTGCGCTGAAATCGTTGAGGAACGGTACTACGATATTTGCTTTGAGTCAGGGGAAGCGGTTTCTAGCGATAAATATCATTGGTGGAGATACGATATTCTTGGTGATAGATGGTATGGCCCGCATACTCAGAGGAATGTAACGTCAATGCTTTATGATAAGGACGATAGACTTCTCTACTGCGGTGGAGCGGATAACTTTCAAGGATTAGTTCTTCCAATGCAGGGGTTGAATATTCACACGACCCCGATGAAGTGCCACTTGCAGTCAGGATTCGCAAACCAAGGTGATATTCAATATGATAAAAGATATCAGATGTTGAGGGTAAGAGCCAAACAAGAGGGCAGTCTTGCAGGGCAAGGACAACTAGAAGCCATTGTGAATGTCGATCAGTTATCAGGGCATCCAATCGAGCAGAGGATTCTCTTGGAAGACCCTGCGAATCAGAACACATCAGAAACGTCTATGGTGAAAGATTCCGTTATTAAATGTGGGCATATCCACGAAGAATACGGAAGAGGAAGCTCAGTCCAAGTCGAATTCAAACACGAAATCATGAACGGTTCTTTAGAACTTGCGGAGTGGGAAGTGGATTACTACGCAAGAACGAAAAAGGAAAACAGGGGAGTTTGAGATGAAAAAATTCATCATTACGTTGATGTCATTACTAGTCATTGGTAGTCAATGCGTGTCAGCAGGAACCGTTTCATTCGATCAGTTGGCGACTTCTGCGGATTTGACGGCTGTGAAGTACAACACGGACTTGAATAGAGTTTATCAGAAAGTGAATTCTTCGATTCAGACTGACAACATCGAGAATGACACTCTCACAGAAGCGGATATGGCTGACGAAATCAATCCAAGGGTCAGGACTTACGAGGGCGCGTCTTGCCAGTTTGTTTATACTGGGCTTCTTCCTGTCACTGGGGCAAGTCTTACTACAAATATCTCAGCAGGAACGGCGTATCCTATGGGCTATAGAGTAGTGAAGAGTTCCGCCACTCCAAAGACTTACACCGCTTCTAAATGGACGTGGGTGGATATCGACCAGAACGGAGATTTCCAGTATTCTGAAGCTTCTATCGGAGGGGCAACTCCTGCGGTGGCTTCTAATTCTATCAGACTTGCGCGAGTTTCTTCTGACGGAACGACTGTTAACACTGTTACCGACCTACGCACAACCTCTTGTACTTCTGGGCCATTCAGTAATATTGCTGACGCCACAGGTGAAGCGGATTTAGGGGATATTCTTTCTAACGGTCAGAGTGGATGGACGAGTGGTTTAAATCCAGTCACTCAGGATGCGACGAGCGTCTATGTTCTCCCAGGGTCTGCTAGGATTAACGGAGAATACAGAAGTTCAGCGGCGTCAATTTCGGTGCCAACCACGGCAGGGAATTCTCTCACTGGTGTGCATGGCCTTGACGCTGGCTCGTTAGCTGCGAATACCACCTACTATGTTTATGCTACGGCTGATGTGGATGGGGTGACTAGCCCAACGATTCTCTTATCTACTTCCGCTTCTGCTCCTGCTGGTGCGACGAACTATAGGCGTGTCGGAGAAGTGAAAACTGCTCTTGGGACAGCCACTCTAGTATCCGCTGACACCTACGGAGTGAGTTCCCTTGGGAAGATTGTTCAGAGGAAATTGATAACGACTAACGAATACGCAACTTTCGCAACCACTATTCCCAATGATGATACTCCTCCGACGAGTTCTGAGGGTGGGTTAATCGTATCTGGGGATATCACAATCGTGTCGGCTAATAATGATATTGTGATTGATGGGATGTTCCATTTGGGAGAGGTTACGGATACTGGTAGCGTTGCCTCATTGTGCGTATTCCAAGATGAAGATCAAAATCCAGTTGTTTGCGCCAGAGGACAATTAACTGATGGTAATCCAGCATATTACCCGACCCCAATAGTTCTTCCTAAGATTAGGATGACTGGCCTCTCAGTAGGGAAACATACTTTCAACGTGAGGGCCGGAAATGACACAGGGGCCATTGCTCTTAATGGCGGTGGAACAAGAGTCCTTGGAGGGAAACTCTATTCCGGTCTAACTTTAACGGAGGAAACTCGATGAACGTAGATAAGATTTATAAAATTCAGAGGAATTTCATTATCGCAGGAGTGTTATTTATCTCGGCTATTATGTTTTTATCTGTCGGGGTTCTATTTGCTGAAGTCTCGGAGGTTCCACTCTCTGAAGTCTTAGAGTGGAAGTATGGGAACATAGCAGATACCTGCCAGCAGAACAGAGGGGATTTATCTGAGAATCCGAAGATGATTATTTGCGGATGGCATTCTCAGCAACCTCAACCATCTGAAGCTGAAATTGAGGTATTCACTAAAGAATATCTTGGTTCTCAGGATTATTGGGTGAAGAGGTTTAATCCTGAGCTGGCGATTGCAAGAGAAGCTCAGGTGTTTGATGCTTCGGAAATGATAAGGCTTGCTCCAGTAAGCTACACCATCAATGCCCTCATTTCATACAAAAATTTCACAGGAGGCGTTGCCAACGGGGTTCCGTACGCAGGACTTAAGCAATTACTCGAAGGGCTTGTTTCTGGTGGAATAATTCTTCAAAGCGATGCAGACAAGCTTAGTGGGATACTAGCCGAACAGGGGATTTCTTTAAATGATTAACAAAAGCGTGGTGTTTAAGATGATCGCCAGTTCCTCCAAACAGTATAAGGTTCTCAATGCGATTATCTTGTCTATTCCCATTAATATGGTGAACCACTTCTTTCGGATTCAGAAATCTGCCAATGTGTTTCTCCATAACAATCCGATGCTCTCGCACATAGCCAGTCTTGCTTCTAAATGGATGCTCTGGGGAGTGGACATCAAAATATCCTTGAGACTTTTTTCTTCCTCCGCGCCACATCGGATGATTTTTTCCAGACAATGTCGGGCGTTTTTTTCCTTTATTCCACGCCTTCATAACACCCTTAGTACCCTTGTTCCAAGGGTTGCTTTTTTGGGACATCAGGAGACGAGTTTCTGCCGAGTGCCTCTTGCCGAGCATTCCTCCGGGTTTCCCAATTCTGGATACAGTAAAACATTTTCTTGTGCAATAGAGTCCACGCCCAAGGTCAACGAGGGATTTTCTGAGAAAAAAACTCTTGCCACATGTTTTACAAACTTGAAGAGGAATTTTCCCGCGCATTCCAGAATGCTCGCATTTGTGCGAACAATACTTTGCGCTTTCAGATCTACACGGGAATACATAAAAGACCTTCGAGCAGATTTGGCATATTTTTTTAATCATGTGATTATGATAGCAGGTATTTTGAGAAAAGCAATCTTAAAAGAGCAGGGTATTGATCTAGAGGCGTGTTCATGATTAAGAAATTCGAGAAAGTAAAATCCTTTGAAGACGTGGAGAAAGTCATTCAAGACTTGAGGGATAATCTCTCTCTTCAGGATATCAGAGCCGGGGATGTGAGAACAGTCGCTCCCACGGCTGATACTTTAGAAAAAACACGGTACACCATTGCTGAGGAGAGCGGGGTTCCTGTGATTTATTATCGCACTACTGACGGAACAATTTATAAAACTGTAATGGGTGCAGCTTAAAGGGGGATTTATGTGGCAAGCTTTAATGCCTATGCTGGCTGGAGCAGCAATGGGCGCAGGTAATGCAATGACGGGCAAGAAAAGGACTTTTGGAAGCATCGGACAAGCTGCGCTAGAAGGTGGAATGGGCGGAGTCTTCGGAGGCATGGGAGAAGACTCTGGTGAAGGGATGTCATCTCTAGCGAATATGTTTTTCCAGAACTTATTAAATAAAAGGGGAATGAGCAATAGAAGCGGTGGAGTTTTAAATTCTCCAAGCATTCAAAACATTCCTTATAATTCTACAGGAGGGTTTTAACATGGGATTCTGGGATTTTCTTGGAGGGGGCAGTAAAGAGCAGGAAACAAATAATCCGATGGCGAATATGTCATGGATTCAGAAGCCAGCCTATACTGGAAAACGTCCGTATTCTGGAGAAGAGGTTGGTTACGGCTCCAAAGAGATGCAGGATTTAGCCTCTGCTTATCTCCCGGAGCTTAAACGTAGGGCCATGGGCGAAGGTCAAGTAGGATTTCAGCCTGAATGGTACGAGACTCGGAAACGCCAAGGGCTTGGTGATCTAAAGGAGCAGTACGACGAAGGTCGTGATGTGCGCTCTTCGCAAGCTTCAGGGCAAGGGCTTAGAGGCGGGATTCCAGTCTCGATTGAGAGACAAGCGCAAGAGGATTACGGAGATACCACGGCGGATTTCTTGGATAAACTCTCTATCGCTGATTTAGAAGCTCGGAGGGAAGACATAAACAAAGCTTTCTACAAACAACCCGAAGAAATAACGCGAGGCGCGGGTATTCAGAACACCAGAGCGAATTTTGATCTCAACGAGTACAACGCCACGATGCCGATTCTTTATGAATATCCTGAAGAGGAGTCTAACACTCTTGGGTCTATGCTCTCTATGGCCGGTCAATCCTTAGGGGGGCAAGGTAGCGGTGGGACTCAAAGCACTCTAGCTCAAGCGCTGGCTTCACTTCAGGGGGCGAATAAATCCACAAACAGTTCTCAGAAAACTCTTTCTGATTACAGAGCTGAAGCGAGGAGATACTAATATGGGAAATGTTCAATTCATCCGAGGAACACCGAGGAAATCCACTCTCGCACGGGCCATGGAAGCGGCTCAGATGGGTGTAGAGGGATATCAATCAGGGCAGGATAGGCAGAGCAAAATTCAAGAGCAGTCATTATCGAATATGAAGACCATGGCAGAGCTTGAAAAGTTGAAGGCGCAACTTCCTCTCTATCAGGCTCAAGCGAAAATGTATAACTCTATGGCCAATGGGCAGGTGCAAGGGCTTCAGGCCGATGAGGGATACGAAGAAGGCGAAGAGTATGAAGATGATTCAACTGGTGATAGATATGTCATCCAAAACGGCGTTCCTGTTTTAATTTCATAACGGAGGATTTATGGCGTTGCGAAAAGTAGGTTCTAATCAAAATCCTTATCGGTGGAAAACTTCCATGACCCCGAGCGGAATTTCCATGCGGCAAGAAGAAACTCCAGAAGCGAAAGCTTCTAGGATTGGTATGGAGTCCGAAGCTAGGGGCTTGGCAAAGCCTTTGACGAAGGAGGAAATAGACGCAGCTTCTTCCGGAAAGACTGTATTGAATTCTCTCGAAAATCTTCAGCAGATGGTTGCTGGCGGGGCAACCCAACCAAGAGGATTAGCTCAAAAACTGAAGCCGATTCCTTTCGTTGGGGATATTGCGCATTATCTTCAGCAGAAAGCTGTGGACTCGAATTCTCCTTGGATGGTTTCTAAAGACCCCATTGCTGAGAGATTTCAAAGCGAGACCACTGGGTTGAAGTCTAATATTCCTTTTACAAAGGGAGGGAAAGCTTTAACTCCGATGGAAGCGCGAAGGATTGATGTGCTTCTTGAGACTGCGGGGAAATCTGACGACAGGATAAAGAGAGACTATCAATTATTTCAGGATGAGTTCGGGATGAAGCTCGGATTATTTGAAAAGCCTTCTAGGAAAAGCATTCCTACTCTTGGCAGAGCAATGTCAAATGCTGGAAAGATAAAAACTTTCTCTTCGGAAGATGAAGCCATAAAGTCTGGCTATAAGGGTGAAGCTATGATTAACGGACAACTAGCCGATATCACATAAGAGGTCTATATGCCGATTGTTTATAAAGACAAAGGAAGTTCTGGGAGAATAACTTACAAAGCAAAACAGGATTCTCCTGAGATGGGCGGGGATAATTCCATTTACGCCAAAGGCGGCGAATGGGATATGCGCAAGAAGTTCGGGAGATTCGGGACTGGATCAAAGTTTATGGGCCTTCCCACTAAAGAGCTTGCTCTCACGTCTTCTATTCCTCCTGCGGCTATTTATGAACTGATAACAAAGGAACCCGCTGAAGATTTACTCCCCGCTGTGGGGCAGGCTATCGGAGGAGCTATTAAAACTGTTAATCCTTTAGCGGGAGTAGCGGCTCCCGTAGCAGGAGCGACAGCTGGGCAAGTAGTCAGGCAGGGAATAAAATCAGCGCGAGGAATGAAACCTGATTTATCCATGATTCCTAAAGAGGCAGCAGCGACAGCAGGAACAGAACTTCTCTTTAGAGGACTTCCTAGGGTTCCGTTTCTTGGATTTAATAAGCAATTAGGCGGGAAAGCCAGGGAAGAGGCAGGCCGCAGAATCGGAGAAATTGCTTCTAAGGTCGAAGCAAAAGCTCCTTTTATCCGATTCTCTAAGAATGACATTATTCAGAGGATTGACGATCAAATTGCAAAAGTTCCTTTTGAGTCCGGGCCGCAACGTCAAGCTCTTATGAAAATAAGAAATAAACTATCGGCTATAAAGAAACCTCTCACTTTCGATGAAATGCGACAACTTGAGCAGCAGATGGGGAGAGAGGCAGCTTATGCGCAAGAGGCTACTCAAGGGCATTTTCTTTCCCCTGCGAAAGGCCCGAAGGCTCCTAAGTCGGATCTTATCTTAAAAGGCGAGAGAGCGAGAGTATCTGGAAGAGTTGATGAGGCTGCTGCAAGAGCAGGGTTTCCAGAGTTCGAGAAAGAGAGTTTGAAGTATTCGAATCTGATGAAGAAATATCCAGAGAAAGACCTTCAGCGCGGCGGGTGGGTTAGAAACGCAGCAACTATAGCTTTGGCGGGAGGCGGTGCCATGACTCCTAGCTTTGGTGACAGGAACGGACTAAACCCCGCGCTCGGGACTGCGCTTTTAATGGCATCCTTGTCTCCTAGAGCTAAGACCGCTATTTTTAGAAAGATAGTTGACACCCCAGCAGGAAGAGGAGTCGGGAGGTCATTAACTCTTGGGGCCTCTGAACTAGCAAGACGAGCAATCGAGGGAGAGTGATATGGAAATCTTATTTTGTTTTGTTTTTATTGCGGCAGTTTACGCTGTGAGTAACGCAGAATGAAACTCTCCGACACGTTCTTTAACGAGTTCATATTTCTGATGGCCTGTGTAGCTATGGTCTGCTTAGGCTATCTTTTAATAACTACACCTGTGGGCGGATAATGGAAAAAATAAAGAATTATACAGAAGGATATATTGTAAATCCTGAAGATGGATCAATTGTCCCGATAAGTGACATTATTATTCTTTTAGATAAGCTAACGATATCAATTCGTAGGCTTATCGACGCGCAACTTTTGAATCCAACAATCGACATGGCGAATTACAGGAACAGGGTCACAGCTATCTTAGAGTCCACAACTTTAACCACCCTAACAACTCTCACAACTCTCGCAAACGTAGGTGTCACAAACACTCCACAAGCTCAGGACATGGTTCTTGGAGCGAATTTAACCGCATGGGCATTATGTTGCCGAGGAAGGATTTCATAATATGGCGAATAACTTCAAACATCTAATTGATTTCCCGATGTGGAGATGGATATTTAACACTCCCAATGCTCATGCCGCCGGTGGCGGAACTTGCGTTGACCACAGGAACACGAAAGAGCGGATGCCGTTTGTTTATCAAATCGCTTCAGCATCGATCATTAATCGCTTCAACGCTCACACTAAGGGTTGGCAACCGATGGCCACAGCCGCTGGGTTTGCGGCAATCGGAGCCGGCTCGGTTGATATGTTCGCTCCTTCGTTCTCTCTTAACGGAAGCATTGGAGTTGGAAGCACAGTATCTTCGATAGTGACAACTACAGCAATAACTGCGGTTGGCACAAATATGCTTGCGTCCCGTGGCGCTGACGGGGAGATTGGGTTCCGAGTCAAGATCGTGTTTAATTCAGCGGGAGGCCGTGGGCTTATCGAGGAGCGTTGGATTCGAGGAAACACTTCTGGAACGACTCCGACACTCCTTCTGGACACTCCGCTCTCTTTTGCTCCCGCTAATGGAGACACTTACGAAATCCTCGGTGGAAGGATTATGCATCTTTCTAGCGGTGCGACAGGGACCACGCAATGGCGGTCTTTAGAGGTTGTGACGAACACATTTGCAAATATGGCGGCGACAGGGGTAACGATCGCCACGGATTCTTGCGGGTGTGCGTTAGACGAGAGATACGTCCCTTATGATAGAGCCCCAGGAGAAGGATTCATTGTCGGGGCTGGGACTTATGACGCAAGCGCAGTCGAGGGAGCGAAGTATTGTCTTACGGCTACAGCTACCGCCGCAGGAACTTTGACAGGCCAAGCCGCTGGTGGAGATTTTGCAGTTACAGCAAACCGCTTCAGAAACTTCCAAATTCGCATAGTCGAGGATACCGCTGTCCCGACCGCCGTGAACCAAAGACGAGTTATCGCTTCCCATACTGGTGGGGCTGGAACCGCTCCTGTTTATACTCTTGGAGCCGCATGGGCAGTTGAACCTTCCGATACGGCGAAGTATGTGATTGAACTCCCGAATCTTGTTCTGCTTCGTTCAACTGTTTATGCAAACGCCATCGCAACCTACAACTATTCAACTCAGGCGTACAACAACGGAACTACGAACCTTTCGGCGAACACTTGGTCAACCACTTGCTTCGGGAATGCTGGCGGTGCTGTTGGTGCAGGATGCATGATGTTCCCCGCTTGGGGTATTGAACCTGATGATTCTGGAAACTCAAAACAATCTTGGGTGTACTGTTTTCGTGGAGCTGGAGTAGTCACGCTTGATTGCTTGGATATTTCTGGTGGGACTAATGGGACTTGGGAGAATGCTATCGTCTATGATGGGAACGTGTTGCTTCCGAATACTGGCTCCTGTGGCGATAACTCTCCTTGCGACATGGAAGGGAAGTTTGCATACATGAACATCTACACCGCCTCGGCCATTAATCAGATGTTCAGGTTTGATTTGAAGAACAGATGTCTCTCTGCGTTCACACCAACGTCCTACGTTCAGGCTGGAACTGCGGCGGTCGGTGGGAGAATCTCTTGCCTCGTAGCTATCGACGATGACGATACCCCAGACACGAAGTATGCGGAGGTTGTTCTAATCGGTCACTTGGCGGCGTACTGCCAAGAAATAATTGTTCAGGTTTGATATGCAATGGCACGAACACACTAACACATAAAAAAGGAGCAATAAAATGAAGAAATTAGCGTTTGTTTTGATCGGGTTAATGGTGCTTTGCGGAAGTGCTTTAGCAGTAACTAGGGAAGGTTCAAAAGTCCCGACAACAATCACTCTTGAAGGCGGCTATGAGTCTATCGGAAATCTTTCAAAGACTGTTACCACAGCGGGCACTCCAGTCCAACTTTCGTCTACATCAATTCCTGTTGCAAAGTGCATTGTCTGCGCTTCAGCGGATAATACAGGAGTGATTGCGGTTGGGGGAGCAAGCGTCTCAGCTAGAGGATCAGGGCGAAGCGGGATTACTTTGGGGGCTAGTGATTGCGTGACTTTGTCTGTGGATAATCTGTCATCGGTCTATGTTGATTCTAGCGTGAGCGCGGCGGGTGTTAGCCAGGATTCCGTAAACGTCACTTATCAGGAATACATATAAAAATAGGGTGATTTTGTGAAAAGACTATTATTTCTTGTCATTTCGTTACTGATCGCTAGCCCTCTTTTATTCGCGGACGTTTCCCTTTTTAATAAAGACACATTCCCAATAGGTGAAAAAGAGGGAGTCTCAAGAGCTAGTAAAAAAAGGAAGCTTAACGCTTTAGGGAATCTCACTTTCTTTAAAGATTTTACCAATGTGAATAAAGACAGGAACCCAAGCAATATTCTCAGGGCTGACTATTCAAAAGGCCTTGGGACTGCCACGTTCACCGCTACTCGTTCTGCATCTGCTCCTTCGAATTATGTAGATGCTAGTGGTGTTATTCAACTTGTAACCACGAGTGATGTCCCAAGGTTTCAGGGTGGATATTATGACGAGACTGGATTTCATGCGATGCGTGGCGTGATGATTAAGGGGGCGAGAACAAATATATGTCTTCAGTCTAATGATGTAGGAGGTACATCTTGGGTAAATACTGCGCCTGTTACTTTTGGAGATAACGATGATATCGCCCCAGATGGGGCACTTACTGCTTCTCGTTTAACTTATGCTGGAGGAAGCGGAATCTACTCAAGTGCATCTACTCAAGATATTAGCATAAGTGGAGGTTCAGAAAATAAGACATTGACAGTTAGTATCTATGTTAAAACAAAGACAGGAACCAGCACGTTTAGGATTAAAAATACTCATGCTCTTGTTCTTGATAATTTTTCAAGTGATTTAACGGCAACTACTTCTTGGAGGAGATTCTCTTTTACTGTAACTAATGGTGCGGGTGCTGGAAATGGTAAACAGAGTATTGGAATTATGTCCAATGTTGCTGACGGAGCATATGATTTGGAAGTTTGGGGCGCACAGTTAGAAGTAGCTCCTTACGCCTCATCTCTTATCCCAACCACGGACACATCTTTAACAAGAGGCGCAGAGGTGTTTAAGTATCCTATCTCTGGAAATAGGACTGGAGCAACAGAATCATGTTTTATTAAATACGCACCAGAATGGGCAGCGTCAGCACAAACAGAAGCTGTGTATTTACTAGACAGTGATGCAGACATTGTAGATATGGCATTCGTTGTCGCATCAGATTCGTTTCAATACCGACCAAATGGGACTGACGATGCTGCTAATGTCGCTCTTGCTGCAAGCGACCCTGCTGTAAATACAAGTTATGTAATGGCTGGAATCTCTTATGGAGCAACCGCTGGAACGAACGCAGAGATTTATGTTGATGAAGTAACAAAAGGTTCTACTACAACAAATTACACAGCTCCAGATATGGCGGGAACATCATTTTATCTTGGTTCAAAAGCTGATGGGACTTTGCAAATTAATGGAGTATTCCAATCCATCGCGTTCTTCTCAGAAGCAAAATCAGATGCGGATGTTGCGAAGATTACCAACATTTTAAACTCGTGAGAATAATATGACGGAATCCGAAATTGCGGTTCTTATCTCAAGGCTTGATTCTCTGAAAGAATCTTCGGATAAACGGCACGAGGAATCTCAGAAGTGGATGGAGAAGTTTGATGCGAAGATTTCTTTCCTTCAGCTCACGATGGCCTCGCTTCCATGCCCCGCGAGAGATGAGAGGCATAAAGGTATTAGTCGGCAGATCGCTTGGATTTGGGGGATTATCTCTATCATTTTAGCGGCAACGGTGGCTGAGTATTTTAAGAGGTGAGAAATGGGATGTAATCACGATCTCGGGTGTCATTCTTGTGAGGAAAACATCAAGTCCTTGCTCGAAGCAGTTGACCATTTCTTGGCAACAAAGAGTTTCAAGACTTTAGGGATGTTGGAGGACGAAATGAAAAGTTTCAGAGGCTGGTTATTAGTTCAATGGGAAATGAAAAGGGAGGGTTGAAATGGACATCGTTATAAACTTAGTGAATTTTGTGAAAGGGCATTTGCAGGACATTATTTTGATCGTTACGTCAACGGTTACGATTGCATCGGTGGTCGTGAAGCTCACGCCTAGTCAGTCGGACGATGCCTTTCTTGCCAAGATAATGCCGTTCATCGAAAAGCTCGCGCTCAACAAAAAGGCTTGATATGTGGGCTGGAATTGCAGGATTCATTCAACTGCTTCTGATCGTTGCTAAGTGGTGGTTCGGTCTTGACGATGTGAAGAAGGCGAAAGCGAAAGAACTTTTGAAGGGAGTACCTGATGCAAAAGAACCTGTTTCTATTACCTATCTCTTTGATCGCATTAACAATTCTTAGCGGATGCGCTCGGACGATTTTAATGCACCCGGTCACGGATAAGGACATCAAGATGCAGGATGGGTTCGTGTGTATGTCGCCTGAGTACGTTCAGGAAGTGATGAAGGTTCGCATTGAGGAGAAAGCGAAGTGATTCTTAAGATTGTTGTTGGGGTTATTTTAGGAAACGCAGCCTTCGCAATTCTTCTCATCCTATTCATTAGTGTGTGGTATGGAAAGCAGGGGGGTTGAAATGAGCAAACGTCAAACAATCAGTCAAAGATTCTATGCGTGGTTTGAAAAAGAACCTTTTTGGGCGGCTCTCGCTCTTGCGAGTTTCGTTCTCTCTGTCGGAATAGGACTTCCCATCCACCTTGGAGGCGGTTGGTTCGTGTCCCTAATCGGTCATCCAGAGCTTGTCGGCTTGATGAGGACGGTCGGTTTGCTGATGCTGATTGGGTTTGATATTGCACTTCTAGCGATCACTTTCTTTCGCA